GCAACAAACTATTGTTGGATAATCCGAAGAAGAACCACTTTCACCAATCAGCAGGACGGCATGTAGCGCATGTATCTCCCGATTTGCTGAAAGATTGCTTTGAAGGAATGAACAATTACGATGATTCAATTTACCAAAACCATGAGCAACAACCATTACAGATTACTTCTTCTCAACTACCGGCGGGAGAGAGCATGAACACAGACCAACGCGCCGCACAAGTCGCAATGGACGCGGCAACCAACAACTCACAAGACTTCTTTCAAATGTGCGCGGATAGAGTCACGGATGACACTTTGCTCATCAAAGACGATGGACGACCTGTGCCTATCAAATCAATGCATAGAATCTTTGACCTTGATGATTTGAAACACCTTCGCGGATTTAGCGGCGATTGGATTGCTTCACATATACCAAAAGGCGAGCCTGTCATTCTGCAAAAGAAAGGCAAGCGCGTCAAAGCATACAATGCGGAGATGAAACTTGTTGAGTTAGCAGATTGTTGCGAAGAGGATATACCAAAAGTCAATGACAAAGACTTCGTAGTTCACGCTATCGTTGATGACAAAATGATTTACTTCGTGGATTTGCTTGAAGCAGGTGATGAAAAGACGCATAATATGCCCGCCAAAGACAGGGTAAGACATTTACGCGCACAGTTTGAATCAACAGAAACCGTCAAGATGCCCGAACCCTACAACACAAAACGCAGTGATGATGCAGGTTTAGCACACGCAGTTTCATTATTGCGCGACGAAGCACCAAGCGATATTCTGTTGCGCGATGCCTCCGCTACCTACATGAGAGGCGAGATACGACACCCGAAGTGGATTCTGTTAAGCAAGGAAAAGAAGGTTGATGTCATCGTTCTTGACCGCAAAGGCACGAATTACCGTATCGGTGTTGGCCCAATCATGCACCCCGAAAACTATGGTTCGCGTTCTCTTGAGTTTGAAGGTAATCATTACATGGATATTGGAAGCGCGAAAGGACCGAGAGGTTTTGACAAAGGAGAATATGTGAGTGTGTTCTGCACAGGCGTTTCATCTAATCAAGCCGAACACCCTGTATTCACAATCCGTTCTGCGCGTATTGACCGTGATGCTCACCCTCAAGCGGCAGATAGCGTTGAATCGCTATCCATTATGCTTGGTGAATCCAAAGTGCCACACCGAGCGCGATTGAAGAAAGGTCGCATCCATATTGAGTTCCCTGCGGTTCATGATGAAGTCATTTACGATGTTATCAAAGAAGACGGTGGTTGGATGCTTAAACCACAGAAGAGTATGTGGGGGACTGACGATTACTTGTTCAAACTGTCCGAAGACATGCGACCATTTTGGCAACCCATCGCAACAGTTTTGCTGAAACGCGACTCCGAGAAGATGATTGACAGGGTTAATCGCGATAAGGACGACGAAGTGAAGCCCGAAGAACCCGCAGGGCATAGAAAGGAACGAAAGAAGATACTTCCGAAAGAAGAAGAGATTATCAAGCGCGGTCTTGAGTTGCTTGAGCGATTGCGTAAAGAGAAGATAACTCACACCGGAGTTGAAGGACTTGGTGTTGATTTTGCAGATGCAGATGTTGAGTCCCCGCGAGGACCAACAACCAACATCAATGATGACACGATGCCGGACTTTGACCCTGCGGCTCGCGAACACAAAGAAAAACCTGCTGAATCCAACAAGAAAACAAAGCGTATTCGCACCACTGAAGGCGAAGAGGCTATCACTGACCATCGCGGCAACATCACAATTACTGACCCGCGCGTTTGATATACTTGTAGCGCATGAACGAAGCCGATGGCAATTCTTGCACCTTCCCAATCCACCCCTCTTGTTCTCAAGGGGTTCGGTGATGATTTGGTTGTCGCAGGTTATGCTTCTGTTGAGATGGTTGACAAGCAGGGCGACCTTATTACTCGCGGTGCTTTGAAAGATGCATTTAGCGGATTCATGAAAGCAGAAGGATTCCGCAATGTGCAATTGGCACACTCTAACATTCAAGTCGGAACAGTGATTCCTTCTTACACTGACAGCAATGGCCGCGTATGGAAGTCCGAAGTGGACGATACCGGAATGTTTGTTGTCATTCAACTACGCGGCGACATTGAAAAGGCTCGCGAAGTTGCATCCGAAATCCGCAAGGGCAACCTGCGGTCGTTCTCAATAGGCGGTCAAGCCTTTGAGCGCGTCAACAAAAGCGACGCTACTCGCGGTGATTACCGCGAGATTCGTCGTATGGAACTCCATGAGGTTACGATTTGTGAGAAGGGTATCAATCCCGAAGCGCAGTTTCGCATTCTCAAGGAAGACACAGGTGATACTATGACCGACCCAATGAGCGAACTACAAAGCGTATTAGAAAGGCTATCCAAGAAATTGGATGATGAAGAAGATGACAAGAAAAAGAAGGACGAGGACGCGGACAAAGGTATGCCTCCTCAACTTGACCCCGATGGCGACGGCGACCCCGGACCATTCGGTGACAAACCTAAGAAGAAAACTCCACCTCGCGACGACGAAGACGACGACGAAGACCCGGAAATGGGAATGTATGAGGACGACGACGAAGACGACGAGGATGAAGACATGATGTATGGTGATGACATGACAGCAAAAGCAGAAGATATGATAACAATGGACTATCTCAATTGGCTTGAGCAAACAGCAAAAGGTCAAGGACATGACATTGCTGACGCTCGCGCCCATTTTGATAGCGTGAACAAAGGATATGGACCCGGACAATCCGGCTACGACCATAGAGGACAAGGTTCTCTTGAAGGAGCAGGTGAAGGCGAGTCCTCAAAACGACCTAAGATGGACTTTGGTGCGGCTCCAAAAGGCAACACCAATGTCATCAAGGCAAATGAATACTTGAACAGTGGCAATGTATCGCAATCCGATATTGAAGCCGCTTACGAAGTTTACAAGGCGGCGGCTACTGAACAGCAGTTCAAAGGCTCACTTGGCAACTACTTCGCAGACAGACTCGCGGCAGAACAGCGAATCGCGAAGAACGAGAAAGCAAAGTCCGAGTTTGATGCTCGCCGTCCGCTTCTTGAACTTCAAAAGGCTGTCGTCGCACTTGACCATCGCATCAGCAATGTGTCAAGCACAGGCGGAGAAACCTTCGCAAAGAGTGCTGACAGCACTTCAATTCGCGTTCCCGATACTACTGAAATGGCAAACATGTCGTGGGATGATGTTCACCGACTTGCCGACAAAGCATTGAGGGGAGAGTGATTTAGAATGGCACGAAATTATGTAAGAACAGTTCAAGACATGGAGCGATACTACTACGGTGGTGCGGCTCAAACCGGATATACCTACTCAAGTGGCGACATTTTGAAGGCAGACAGCCCTCTTATGTCAACCACCGCAGGAACTTACCAAGCAGTTTACGGACGCAAAGTTTGGTCGCAGTTGAACCAAGAGTTTAACGCGTTTTCAATTTTGCCGAAGAAGCCGTGGGAACGAAGCGGATGGCGTATTCTTACCGAGCGCGCCTCCTTCACAAAAGGTGGCGGACTTGCTGAAAACGCAACGCTACCGGACACTTCCCGACCGGAGTTCCTGCATGTGGCCGCAAAGCCAAAGACCATCGCGCACACTTTTGACTTGTCCGAAGTGAGCATGTTCCTTTCCGATAAGGACGATGGTATGGGCGATGTCCGCCAAGTCCTCAAAGAAGAGATGGGTAAGCACCACGCGGAGCATGTCAATCTCATGATGCTTGAAGATGTCACGACTCCTGCCGGAAACAACTTTGAATCTCTTGACAGGCTCACTTCCGACCCTGCTAAGATGACTACCACGCAAGGTGCAGTGAACACCCTTACCGACCACGACATGTATTCAATTACTCGCAACGGTAATGCGGCATTCCACAGTGCAGAAGTTGACATTGGCGGCGACGCTTCAACTTCCGCGACCAACCGAAACCTATCGCTGAACCAACTTGATGGTCTATTCCAACAGATTTGGACTCGCGGTGGTAATCCAAAGGTCATGCTAACAGGATATGATACGCTTATGCGCACTCAACAACTGTTGCAATCCCAACAGCGATTCATGGACTCCAAGAGAATCACACCTACCTACTCCGGTGTGAAAGGTGTTCCGGGTATTGAAGCAGGTTTCATCGTTGCTACTTACAACGGTGTCCCAATCATCCCAACAAAGGATATGCCGGACGACACTGCGACCTCCGCAGGTTCACTGTCCCGTATTTATTACCTTGACACTGATTACTTGTGGTTCCAAACTGCTATACCAACGCAATACTTTGAGTCCGGTATTGAAACCGGCGACCCATTCGCGATTAACCGTCTTGGACAAGAGGGGCTTTACCGAACAATGGGCGAACTTTGGTGTTCGTTCTTTGGCGCAAGCGGGAGCATTCGCAACCTACAATGAAGGAGATGATGAAGAATGAGTATTACATATACAACAAGTGGAAGCGCAGTATTTACTGAAAGTTTTAGTTTGGACCTCTATGCGGGGACTCTAAACACCGACGAAGAATGGCTTAAGGGTGGCGCAACAGCCGCATACCCCGGAAACCTTGACGGTTTCCTTGCCGCGAACACCGAAGCAAACCCTGCTACAAGGGGCTTGAAATTGGTTTGCGGTAAGTTCACTACCGTTCTTGCAGATGACGAAACTCTAACCCTCGGCGGCGATGCATCAAAGATTGTTGCAGTGCTTGTTGGTGCTACGAGTGTCGCTAACGCGGGAGTTGACTTGAAGAACATCACCGATGGTGTTGCTCAATTCACTGTCGTCGGCGCACCGGGAACCAATGTCACGGCTTGGATGATTGTTGCTTGAGGCTGATTACCATGCCAACAGTGACTTATCGCGGCGAGCAAAAAGCCGGTCGCAATATGGGTCCTATGGGGTATTGGATTTGGGGCAAACCCGAACACAAGAGTCAAGAATGGATTGACGAGTTCGCGAAGGGTCTTACAGAAGACTTCTTGGTTGACGGAGTTCCTTTTGTTCTGTCCGCGTCGGAAGACGAAGGCAACGATGGGATTCCCGACATGAAGTGGACGAAAGGCGACATCATGACTTGGATGGATGACAACGGCGTTGAATACAGCGCATTGAACACCAAAGCCAAGTTGCTCGCGAAAGTGGACGAACACCTAAACCCGACCGAAGACTCTATGAGCGAAGGCGACATGGAACAACTAACAGGAGATGAATGAATATGGCATTTACAAGCGATAACAGACCACATGTATTGGGAGATTTGATTGCAATTACCGGCACTGTCGCGAACGGCGACACAAGTATTGACCTTAGCGACTTCATGAGTGAGATTCTTATGGCGCAAGTTCAACCTTTGAACGCATCGGGAACTGCAAGTGTAGCGAAGGTAGCAGGAACAACTGTTTCCTTCTCGGACATTTCTCACGCATCGGGCGGGCGACTATTTGCACTTGGCAAGCGGTAAGGTGATTCACCTTGCCTTCTGTCACTGTGCATGAGTTTACACCTAACGAAGCAACAATTACCGACAATACAATTGCCGGTGGTATTGCTAAGGTGATGAATGATACTCCCAACATACTTGCAATAACTGCTTACGCGTGTCAAGGAAACATCTATGTGGTAGCCGTCCGACCATGACGGTGATAGCATGGCGTTTACTGCGAAAGACATTCACAGAATGGCGAAACAGGGTTGGACCCACGCCGATGGCGACATGGTGAAAACTGATGAGCGCGACAAACTGAAAGGCGTTATCAAAAAACAGAACATTCGTTCGCGAAACATTCGCGATGTTCTTAACATTGGTAGCGGCACTCGTTGTCGCCACTGTGGTATGCTTCACTTCTGTTATCTTGAGCGTTGCGGCTCTTGCAGTAAACCGATGGAATACAACCTCGGTAAAGTGGAGAAGGTGATTTAATGCCAACCGTGTTTCAAACAGGAGAGCGCGCACCAAGACCGCTTGACCCGACACGGTTGTATTACACAACACCACAGAAAGTCGCGGATATTTTACAGATACCATTACCCGACCCTGTTTACCTCGCGAGTGATACCAACACAAACGGGACAACAGCAACGATTACAGCAACCGATTATCGCCATACCGGATTTGAAATTGGTGATAAGGTTGAGATTGCAAGCGATGTTGAAATGGGTGAAGAACTGACACTTACCAATGTTTCACGCGATGGTAGCAATGTCATACTAACATGGGTTGGTGGTGTCACAGGAGATTACGATACTGCCGATAACGCGTATGTTCAACCGCTACAATCATTCACCAACGGTAAAAGAAAGGGTATAACCAAATCAGCCGTTGAAACACTCATTCTGCGAACACAAGATAAGATTGACAACCTCACAAACAACTCATGGCGACCAATGTTGCAGACAGCCGAGTATGTCAATTTTGACACCTACAAACCATACCGACGAAGATACTACACCGATTATGTTGGTTCTGTTCCTCTTTACTTCCGTAATGTTCAGCAAGTGTTGAGGCTTGAAGTATGGCAAGGGCATGAGTATCGCGAAGTTGCGTCGGCAGAAGTGAGATTGAAAGTTGCTGATTTCATGAAACTAACAGCAGATACAGACAAGGTATTCCTATGTCCGGGCGGTGGTGGCGTTGCTACGCTTACTGTCGGTAATGGGGCTTCTAAGTTCCGCGCGCAATTTGACAATGCATCCACAGCACAGCAATTATCCGACCTTATCAACAAAGACTTGCGAAGAGGTAAGAACGGCATTGTCTTCTCACCATCGTTTAGTTTTGACGACGCAGGAGGTGCAGATGGTTCAATTGTCGCGAATGTTCATCATGAGTTTATGTCATCAGCGAATGCAGACTATGGTAGCGCGCAAATCAAAATCACATCTATGCGTAGGGGTGAAGGTGGCGAAACATCAACCATCGCGATAACAGATGAAACCGGAATACAAATGTCCGGTTCAAACACTTGTCAAGGCACTGTTTCAACATCATCAACCGGACCAAACACAATTACATTCACCACAGGTAGCGAGTTTGCACCTTTTGGCCTCATCAAGATTGACACATCTATTGGCTACTACACAAGCATTGCAAGCGGCGTTATGAACGGTGTTGTCAATCTTCATGGCGACATCATGGCGGCGGCTACAAATGGTGCTATCATTCATCAACGCAAGTTCACCATTGACTATGTTGGTTCAACAACAGGCGATGAAGCGCGTCTTCGCGATTGGTGGGCTGACTACGACTTGGGTATCATTTATTTCAACAACACATACCCTTATTTCTCATGGAACGCGGTCAAGGTATCGTATGTCTATGGTGAGCGATATGTTGAGAAAGCCATAGAGGACATTTGCACGAAACTTGTCGCGATGGATTTGATTCTCTCCGATGACCGAAGCGTGTTGCTACCCGAAGGAACACAGAATGTTGATTTGGGTTCAAAGTATCAATTACTCAAGGCTCAAGTAGCAGAAACCCTACCGCGCTACATGGAGGTGATGACGCTTGAGTGAGATATTTAGCAAAGACATGCTGAAAGACATCAAGCCGGTCATCGCGAACATGCGCGAGCAAATGATTTACTCAAGAGAAGGTCGCATTTATCTCGTCGCTTCTGCTGACGCGTATGGCTACGAAGTCAACAGTCAAGGCGACATTCTTCTCAAAGACGGTTCAAAGATGACACCTAAACACCCCGACTATGATACAATCGTGAGCAAAGCAAAACAGGACGCTCGCAACAGTCCGATATGGGGGGACTTTTGATGGCTCTTGAATCCGTTGAACTTGTCAAGAAATTGTTTGATGAGGGTTGGAATCGCGGCAACACATCGCAAAGAAAGCCAACCATTCAAGACATCACAACCGTTGACCCCGGCGGTAAGCGTCTTGACTTGGCGCGTTCCGATGCAATTGTGCTATACGAAACAGCGCATAACGAAGAGCAACCCGAAATCTTTTACGATTTTGTTCACACGCGTATAAATGTGACAGTGGACGCAAGAACGATGGAGGGTCGCGGCCAACTGTCAAAAATAGAAGACGAGGTTCGGCGCATCGTCCACGCGAACAGAAAAGGGGATGGGCTTAATTTTGACCGATTACTCTATAAAACAAGAACTGACCTTTCGGACAGGACGAAGCGGTTGCACCGCATGACATTTCAAGTTGAGATAGTAATTTTCAGCGAACTGATAGCATAATGAAGAGGGAAAAAAGATGGCATCAACGATATACAAGGGTGATTTAGCAGAAGTGACATTCGGACACGAATGTGGAATAGTAATAGCGCATGGGTCGTTTGGCGGAGTGGATTTTTCCATCGCTACAAGCGGCGACATTTCAACGATTACATTCGCGAACGGCGCAAACGGCTTCTTCTCATCCGGTTCAAATCTGCGATACCCTGCCGGAATGCTTGTTGGTTCACAACTGCGCGTTATTGGAGGAAACGCTTACGCAAGCGATGACTTTTCAACAAAAGGACACACTTACACCATTGTCGCGAACAGTGGCACAGAACTCAAAGTTTCTCCTGCTATGAAATCAACCGGCGCAAGTGGCGCAGGTGATGAGTTGATGATTGACACCATCGGAACACCAACCATTGACACAGGAATGGCATACAATGATACTGCTACACTGACCGATGAAAGCGTTCTTAGCGACCAATTTGTTGGTCTTGCCGCAACCATCGCGTTGCCGGAAACCAAAGTGGAAATCCGCCGAAGCCATGTTGTTGGTATTGGTCGTGATGTCGTCATTCAAGAACCTCAAAGCATGAAGAACGAAGGTGGTTCTATGGAGATGATGTTCAACAGTGCGCGTTGGCTATACTATGCTCTTGGCGCGTATGTTGTTGATGAGCCTTCTGCTGTCAAAGCAACAATTACTGACGGCGGTTCTTATGTGGAAAAAGACATAGCCGCAGGTGATACTTACTTTGCCTATACAGGAACAGCAACAGGTGCGCCTACTGTTGGAGAATACTTACTCATTGTTGACGGCACAGCCGTTGACTTCCCTCGCGATAACAAAGCCGTTAGTTCAAAGAAATGGGGTGCTGACGGTCTTGGTGTTGATATGGAAAACGCAGAACGCAATGAGATTCGTCGCGTTGTCGCAGTTGATAACACACTTGCCGAGCGAAGAATCCATGTTGATGAGCCGTTTACTTTTGACCATGCCGTTGGAAACATGACGCAAAAAGTTCTTGCTTACGATGCCGCTTCTTCAAACGGTTCTCCAAACTTTGATACCACCGCAGGAACATTCGGCACAATCACCAACCGACAATCTCACTTGATTTATCAAGGCGCAACTGTCCCTTCATTTACGCTTGAGTCAAGCATTCGCACACGCAATACCGGCTCATTCAACGCTAACGCGTTAGACGATAAATCGTTAGCCGCACCCGGAAGTGCAAGTGATAGTAAACAACTTACGCGCGTTTGGCGAGGTTGCAAAGTCAAAGACTTCTCTCTCGCGGCTGACGCTGACGCAGAAGTGAAACTATCTATCAACTTTGATGCGCTTTACTGCTACACCGATACAGGTCGTCTTGAGAACAGCAACAAAGCCGACCGATACACTGCACACCGTATGTTTGAGAACATCGCGAACAGTGGCATAAACCGCAAGAAAGCCGGTATCGCACCAAACACCGAGAAGCCTTACTTCTTTTACAACGGTTCAATCACTGCATTCGGTATCAATCTCGCGCAAATCACAAACTTCAACATTACAGGAAACAACAACATTGAGAACATCATGACTGTTCGCGGCTCTTCTCTTGCAGAAGCACGAAACAGCGCAGGACAGTCGCTTGAGCAAGTGCCATTCGGCGGTTCGCGATTCCCGTCCTTGACTATTGAGAAGCAAGTTGAGTATGAGTGCGCATTGACTATCATCGTTGCAGACCCACTTCTGTGGCACGAATACCGAACCAACCGTTCTCACGGTAGCGACGAACCAATCACACTTTCACTTACCAAAGCGGGCGCAGGTGGCAACCGCGAAGAGGTTACGATTGTCATTGATGATTACATCATTAGCGAAGCACCGCTACCAATCCCCGAAGACAAAGGACCAATCAAATCGGAAATCAAGATTATGCCAAAGCACATGCGCGTAATCTCACATGATGCATTCTTAGGACTGTGAGGACGATGAAAGAACTGAACATGGCATGGCAACTTCTCAAGATGGGAGAAGACTACGGCGATGTATCAGTCGCGTTAGACCAACAAGCAGAACAAGAGCGCGAGAGAAAGGATGCCATTGAACGAAAGAACGCAATGGCGCGTAAGCGATTGATGGATAAGAAAAAAGAGAAAGTTGAGTTTCCAAACTTCATGACTGACAGCCCCGAACGCCTACGAGAACTTGCTCCTAACGCGAACTTCGTGGATAGCAACGCGCCGCCTGTTCCGCAGACCGACCCAAACCCTCTCGGTTTGAGTATGGATAAGTTGAAAGAGTTGCAAAGGCAGGGATAAGACATGAGAAAGAGTATGCACCTCGGAGATGAGCGAAGACTTCCCGTTGAGGAAGAAGTGATTGAAGAGGTTGTTGAAGAAGAAATCTTCAATCCCGAAGCCGCGAAAGCGGATGAGAACCCATTCCCCGAAGAAGAAGTGGTTGAGGAAACCACACCCCTTGAAGAAGAGGGACCCACAGATTACAATTCCATGACCGTTGAAGAATTGCGCGCGCTTTGCCGAGCGCGAGGATTGCCGGTTGCAGGAAAGAAGGCGGATTTAGTTGCCCGTCTATTGGACGCGGATGCCCCCTCGGAAGAGGCTGTTGAAGTGGCCGAAGATGCCCCCTCGGAAGAGGCAGTATCAAGCGACGAAACAGGAAGTGTAAGTAATGAATCCGAACCAAACGAAACAGCCGACACAGTTGGTTGACAGCGCAGTGAGCCTACTTGTGAAAACGAGTGCAATTGAACATATGATACGAGCAGACCCCGACAACCCGGACATCGGGTTGAAGATATGGGTTCGCGAATTATCCTTTATGCAGATGCAGAACGCACTCAAGACATTCGTGAACATTGGCACTGATGGTTCTATTGACATTGACCTTGCCTCCTATTGGAAGCACATGTTCGCGGAGTGTATTGAAAGAACCGAGCCGCGCATCACTCCAACACAGATGACGCAACTCAACCCATTCGTAGCCGGACAGATTACCGCGCTACTCCCACAGCCACAGGATTTGATTTCAACCCCTTTGAGCGATGGGGCAGACGAATAGATGAAGTCTATTCGTTCATGAACGCCCCCAATCAGCAACAACAGGTTGACATTGAAATGATAATGAACGCGTCCGCATACTTTGTAGCGAAGCACTATGGCCTAAGCATGGGTCAAGTGTGGGCTATGGATGCAAAAGAGTTTGAAGAATCGTTCGCGTTTGCAAGCGCGGCTGAACGCCTAAAGGCAGAAGAGATGGAGAAGATGAAGAAAGAATCTAAGGGTAAGATGCGCGTAGCGGGAACAGACGCGGCACAACCAATGCCGTTTAGCGAATGAGGGATGACAGATGGCTGACGCAGTAAGAGCAACAGTGGCCGATTTAGAAGGTCTTGTTGCTGTTATGAAGGAACTCGGTCTTGTCACCAAAAATCAAGAGAAGAGCGATGGTATCTTTGAGAAAAGGCGACGCAGTATCAAGAAGACATTTGAAAAGAGTCCGTTTGGTAAAGCGAAAAAAAGCCTCATGGGGTATTTCAAATCATTCAAGCAACTCGGAGAATACACCGTTAAAGCGCGTAGCGCAGGTGATGAGAAGTTAGCGGCAATGGAAGAAGAGATGACGGGATTGACAAAACTCACCGCGACAATGGTATTTCACACAGGCATAGCGAAGATAATGAATAAGACCGCAGGGAAGACGAACAACATCTTCACAAGGTTGTTGATGAGCATTCTTTCGCTTGTCACAATTTTCGCGATGGTAGCATTTGCTTTTGGTATAGTGCTGTTAGCGTTTCAAGGGGCTGATAGCCCGATATTAAACCTAACAGACGGTTTGTTTGGTATAGACCAAGCCGCGCAAGGCGTGGTTATGGCTTTCACAGGCGAAGGTGAGGGTGGCATAGTCGGTGCTATCAATGTGGTTGCGGCGGCTATCGCTGTTGCAGGTGTTTCATTCATGTTGTTTGGAGGCACAGTAGCCGCAATAGCGTTCAGTGCTATACTCGTAGTCGGAACATTTCAACTGATGAAGAAACAGTTTGATGATAATATCGCGGCGGCAGGGGCGGCATCAGTCGTTTTGTTGGTGTTGGTAGCCATATTCATTAAATGGAAGTTTGCCGCGCTTGCGGCAAAGACTGTTTCAATAGGTGCTGTTAAAGCCACCGTTGGTAGTTTGTTGCTCGGAGTTGCCCTCATCGTCGGTGGTTTAACCATGCTGTATCTATTCGCAACAGGCAAGGTTAGCGGTTGGGTCGGTTGGGCGGTTGCTCTCATAGGCGCGGGTGCTATTGCCGCAGGTTTGGCTATCTTCTTGGGTCTTACTTGGCCGGTTGCTCTTATCATCGCGGCTATTGCTCTTGTTGTTGCCATCGTATATCGGTATTGGGATGAGATTTACGCGTTCTTCAAACCCGCAATAGATGTCATTATTATCGCGGCTAAAGCGGTATATGCCGCATTTTTGGTCGCTGTTGATGTTGCGGCGGCTATTGTGATGGGTGTCGCGAAAGCGGTTTGGTTTGTCATCAGTGGCATTTTCAAAGCATTCGTGTTTACATTCAAACTGCTTTGGAAAGTTGTTTGGGGAGTCATTCAGTTGGGTGTCAAACTCGTTATTGGCATATTCAAAATCCTTTCTTGGCCTTTCGTTCAAGCATTCAAGGGTATCAAGTGGTTCTTCGGTTGGTTAATCGGAACGGTGGGTCGCACCAAAGACGCGTTGTTGAATGTTGTTAAAGCCCTCATCAACGCGATTTCAAGTGTTTGGAACAAGACAGCAGGTAAGTTAAGTTTCAAAATACCCGATTGGGTTCCGAAAATTGGTGGTGGCAGATTCGGCATACCAAAGATACCAATGCTCGCAAAGGGTGGTATTGTAAACTCACCGACACTTGCAGTGATTGGTGAGGATGGACCGGAAGCCGTAGTGCCACTGACGAAGAAAAACAACCCGCAAGGTATCGGTTTAGGAGGTGGTAGCGGGCCTATCACACTCAACATCAATGTAGGTGGGGTAACGGACAGAACCGATAAGCGCGCACTTGCTCGCGAAATTGGTGATGCTATCCGCGATGAGATGTTCCGTTCGGGTCGTTCAATGGGAACAAGGAGAGGTGCATTGTAATGCCAAAGATACGCCTTGTGAGAAAAGACGGTGGGTTGCTGACCCTTGACGCAACATCATTCAGCATATCCATGAACCGTTCTGTGCCTGTAATTCCTATTCCTGTTCTTGCTGAAAGAATGGGTATTGACACAAACACTGTCGCGACAGACATACAAATTGACTGTATTTTGGTTGATGACGATTGCGCGGCTACGGAGTTTTTGAGCAGGGCGGCATCTTGCACGATTGACTTTGGCGCAGGTGCAGATACGAGCGCAGGGCAAACACAGCAATGGTTCGGGGGCAGTGTTGCCGATGTGTCGGACTTGAACGGTAAATCGTTCAACATATCATCGCTGTATCAATCTTCAAGCCGTATCATTCCTCCTATTCGCGTTCTGTTTAATAGTTCAACAGCAAGCCATTCATCATCCGGCGGGGGTTCTAATCCAACAACTACTGTCGGCATTCAAGGTATCACCACTGCCGCAGAATTAGCATCAACTATCAAGACGGCTCTTGACGCATCCGACTACTCACCAACGCAAGTTGCAACATCGGGTGCAACAACATTCGCGAGTGTATTCTCCACATCAGTCGGCGCAGGTAAACTGTCCGCGACCGGCGACTCAAAACTCACTATTACACAGGCCGAATTGGGTGGCAATGGGAACAACGCAACGCCGATATTTTGGACCGATGCAGACAATGAAGACTTGTCAAAACCCTTCCACACATCGTTCAAAGGCGGTAGCGCGCACGATTGCAGAAGCGCAGGAGATAAGTTGCAGGACCTCATCGGGTATGTTGGTAATGCTTCTTTGATGGGTGCAGTTGGGAGCGTGTTTGATGTGTTTGGTAGCGAAGCCGGTGGAGAAGGCGGTGGGTTTGACATGACAGGAGAACTCACGACCATTAGCGGAGATTTAGGAACTGACTACATCGTAGGCATACAAATCCCCTTCAATTCCTTGATACAGAAGACAGCCGTAAACGCTGATGAGAACAGTTATGTTACGCGCAATCTCCTTATCGTTTCCGGTTTGAATAGCGCGGAAGCCCAATCATCAAAGGGCAACACATTACCTTCCGGTGTAGTGTTTGATGTGAGCGACAAGTTCACAGGCATACGCGGAACGGTAGTGGGAATGAGTTTTTCCTACGATGCAGGAAACAACATTTACGAGGGAAGCCTAACATTCCAACCTCTTGACTTCATGGTGGGATTGTAATGTCAATGTTCGGCAAGACGAGTCATGCGCTATACTTCAACGGAGTTAGCGATAGCGTCGTCTGCCCTCAAGGTGGGTTCACTCAAACAGGACACAAACTGATTGATGGTAGCGGTAATGTCGCAAGAACTTCCGCGCATGTTGTAAATGACGGGGACGCGTTGCAACACGCGTTCTCCAAGAATCAAGCCATCACTTCATTCACTGTTGAAGCATGGGTGTCGCCGGATTGTGGAGGAATCATTGCAACGAAAGAAGGCTCATTTACTTTGAGAATGGGTAGCGTAGGCGCGCCCGCACCTGCTTCGTTTGAAGTCGTGTTGGATAACGGCGTATCGGTTGCCGCATACTCAAAGCACAATTACCCGACAAATGCAAAAGCGTTTATCGCGAACAACAACGGTGTAAGCACCGCGCAAAGAGAACTGTATCATGTGTGCGGAGTGTTCACAGGAGAGCAAGTCAAACTCTATGTCAATGGAGAAGTCATGGCGACTGAAAAGTTGAACGGTAAATACCGAACCAAAATCAACGACCAAGACTTGTATATCGGTGGTCAAGGTGGAGAATATCGTGGCTACATTGAATCAGTTCATTGGCAACGCGGTCCCAAATCAACTGACCTCAAACCTATCGCGTTTATGAAAGGGTCATCAACAATTGGTCTTTGGAGATTTGAAGAGCCGGTTGAGATTGATAACAATGTTTACCACATCAAATCAAACGCGTTGGCAGGTGCTACTACGCTCACACTTGACACCACGCAAGTGCAAACACTTTACCGTTCCATCAGTGGCAAAAGCGATTCATTTACCGGCATATACACTCCCGAAAATCTTGGTAATTATCGCGTCATGAACTCAACACAAAACACAGTTGAAGATGTAGCGCATAGTCAAATCAACTTACTTATCAATCCAACCGGAAGCGACATCAACACAACGCTACCGAACAACAAACCACCCGAAAGAGTAAGGTTGTTGAGCATACAATCAACAGGCACTATCACTGTTTCAAGCACACATCTTGATTTCAATACAGCACCGACAAACGGATTGCGAGGTATCTTACATGCGCGCACAGCCTACGATACAGGCAACAACTTGGCTAACGACAGCACTATTGTCGTCATCCGTTCCGATTTGCTGATTGACAGCCAAAGTGGTAAACCGTATCAAATGCAAGGTATGGGAACGCAAGCAATTGACAGAAATGGCTCTATGGTTGTTGATGAAAGCGGAAATGATTTTCACGGATTCATCTATTCAAGGCGTTGCTCAATTAACGAAAGCGGAAATCCATTTACTGTTTCCTCCGCGAATTGGACTATTGATGACAAGTTTCAAATCGGGCATAACGGACGACACAAATACAATCACATTGAAGGTCATTCCTTTTTGAGAATGTTGCCTCCCACATCAAAGGAGGTAATTAACCGAACAATTGACGGTGTTGCTGATTCAATGAGAGCAACATTCCCTGCCGCGCATATCGGCATCAAAGAGCAATTACCAATCAACTCTCGCGTATCAATGTCTTACACAGCCTTTACAGGTTCTATTCGCAGAATCAAAACAGACGCAACAACAACGCATGTCGTGCGCAACGGTATGATAACACACGCGGCAAACAAAGACGGTGTTCTCGCGATAGGCGTTGATGACATACGACCATTCCTTCTCAAAGGGTTTGGAATTGACAATGTGGATAATGACAGCATCACTCACAAGATGCACTTATTGCCCGAAGACGAGTCCCGCATCGCCATCATGGAAGTGTCGGGGATAACATCGCTACCGTATGTTGAGATTCATTACAACGCGATTGATTTAACAGGCTCAAAAATGGGTATCAATAAACCATGTTTGTTGGTTGAGAAGACTGTGCCAAGTGCAAACACAAGCATTCATGGTAATACAGTTGCCGGACACATCGCAACTGCGGTAGGTGCAACAATTCATTCTGCCGGTGGTATTGTTTCAATCAGTAAAGATAGCGTCGGTGATGCTCACACGGTAATGAACCCGCATCGTTTGATTGGTGATAACACAGGTGGGACAGAAAAAGAGATTGAAATGGACGAGTCGCGATTACCTGCTGTTTACACACCTACTAATGCAAATGACCTTCCTCAATCAGCACCAATTGCTATTCCTTCATCAAACGAAGAAACCTCTCACCCTTCTGTCTATCATCGCCTTATTCTTTATCCAAACGGGAGAGCGCAAAGCGACCCTCCTATCAACGAAGCACCCGCGCACTATCAAGAACAAGCGCAATTTGTATCTCAACAAGGCGCGGCGTTTGAAGTATTTGATATAATTGACAATTATCAACTCAATAACGAACATCATATCATCGTTCAACCTACACAAAAGAATCGCTCAATGCAATTGTCAAGAACTGTTGGTGCAAGCGAAGACCCTAACGACCATACTTTTGCAAGCCTTGAGTTTATTCAAGGTCAAGGGAGAGTCAATTCGTTTCAAGTTGTTGAAAAGAAAGGTAGTCGCGAAGTTGTGTTGAGAGCGCGTGGGCTAATGGCAGATGTAGCAGACCAAAGCGCGACATATACAGGTGATGGGTCGCCGGATTCTCACGGTGTCAAAGAAATTATGCCGGGTGCGCCTGTCGTGGCCGTCACGCTTGGTGGTGCAGGTCAAGGTGCAATCAACACAAAACCATCTTGGGACCCTTCTTCGCTATCTCGCGTTGGGTGGAATACAAGGAGAGCGTGTGGCGCAATCGTCACTGCCACACAAAACACTTCAACAGGGTCATTGGATTGGCCGTATGTCAAAACAGCGACCATAACCGTAAGCCCTCTTAACAACGAATCAGCCAATCTTGCAAGTTGGGGAACATACTGTTTCCCTCCGGTCGGTAAAATCTATCTTGATAATGGGGCTTGCGCGCATTATGTGTCAAGAACAGGAACGGACTTCACTTTTGACTTGGCGGCAAACGCATATGCGTTGAAATACGGAAAGGAGGGCGTATTTATCAACGCGAATGGAACAACAGCCGACTCGTTTCAATCATGGAAAGTTCTCAACCAAGTCAAGACCGGAACTCAAATCTTTGTTGATGACAAGTTTGACGAACAAAGCGTATGCGCTGATGGCACAACTGTGAACGACAGATTGTTTCAATCATTGGGGACAATATCACACGATTACCAACTCGGAACTCAATATGCTTCAACTCGCGCGCTTGTTGAAATACCAATCTTCCCCAATCAATTTTTTGAAGACCGCGAAGCGGGCATATTCCCCGGCCCGGACAACAGCATGAAGTTGCATCTTGATGCGACCATGACCGCCCATACTTGGTGTCCTTCACCTGTTGGCAGAAGAAGCCAAAACCGCAACGCGAGAGATGATGAGATATTTGGACCATACTACGAACGCAACTACAACGATGAGCCTATTCGCGTTGAAGCAAGCAAGGTGTATCAAAAAACAGTTTCGGGGGCAGTTGTCTATTTTGCGCGACTAAAACCAACACACATGGCAAGAGTGCCACACAGTAGCCTCACAGCAAACGGTAGCGTAAGAGGTATGAGTAATCAAAATTGGTTAAGAAAAGTCTATCTTGACAATGGTGAATGGTGTTATTACGCAATTGATGATAGCGCGCCAAGAAATGACACAACAAACAACAGAATTGAGTTGATGTCATTCCCTACACACCACAGCGAGAACTTCTTTCAAGATATTCAAGCAGGTTCGGTTTTGACAATAGGGCAGTTGCCTTTCAAACTATTCAAACCTCTTGCGAGTGATACTTCAAAGAACACAAAAACTTCTGCTAACGAATACAGAAAAGCATACTACTATGACCGCGCAAACATGCAGACACAAGGAGGAAACTTGGATTATGGTTTGCGACAGTATGTAAGCGCGATTGAGTTCAAAGCAGGACCGCTATCTAATCCTCATCTTCCTCGTATTGAAACAGGTGTCGCGCAAATCAAAGTGTTAGAAGTTGTAGCCGCAGGACCGCCCACAACTGTTGAGTTTGAGAACTTCAAAGGAGTTTTACCAAAAGGAGAACTGCCAACCAACTACTTCTATTCCTACATCAACCTCGCGAACGGAGATGTGGGGACAATTGTTTACCAATCATCAACAGAAGAAACACAAGTCAGTGTGACTCATGGAGGAACTGCGCCTGTTGCGGGCGACATTATTGAAATAACCGGAATAACCTCAACCACTGAATACCCTCAAATCATCCAAGACGGTTGCTTAAACGCAACATGGAATTACCCGTTTTGTGCGGGTGGGTTGCGCTATGGTGATACAGTTTGGATGAACATGCACTACACAAACCCTCACGCCATAGAAGGTCTGTTTGCTAAATCGCGCGGTGTTCTAAACGAACATGATGTGTGGGTAGGTTTCAATGGTGGTAAAGGTGAATTAGGCACACAAGCGCGAGATTCACTACCAATTGAAAACTTCTTGATTGGTAATACTTGCATTGAAACTGCGCGCAATTTTGTTCAACATGTCAACAAAACCATTGAGTTGAATTGGACCGAACTCGGTCATTCAACAAACCCACCCGTTGTTGCATACCTTGACCCATACCTAAGCACTGAACAGCACTCTCGCGTTCTGCTTTACGATGTTGCACATGACCGTGAGTTTATCGCATTCCATGATTTACACATGCAAGTTCAATCAAGCGCGGCAACTCCAATCATCAATGAACTTGATGTTGCCGCAGGATTTGCAACTCAAAGAAAGGACAAAAACCCTCATCGCGCGACAAATGCTGAAACAATCAATTCAGTTAATTATGACCTTGAAACTATGAACGGGCATTCACAATTTATTGAAGGGGCATACGCACACGCTTCTTGGTATTTGATGGACTACGGCTACCAAACCGCATCAACAGGTCAATTCTCTAAGGCTAATCGTCAAACTCCACACATTGTCAAAACGGCTTCGGTCAGTTCAAAAGAACATGACAGGCTTGAACCATCAGTGTTAGACGACGCGCAAGCACAACTACGACATGCAGAAAATATGCTACATAACGAGTCTGCTTTGATACGCGCAAACGACCCAAGAGCCTACAAGTTCACATCACGCTTCTTTGATACACCGGACGGAACGCGAGTCATACCTGCATTCCTTTGCATGAAAGGTAAACGCAGTAGCAATTTGGCAATCAGTAGCAACAATGAAAGCGCAAGATTGCAAAACTTACCTCATTGGTATGCAATGGATTTCACAAGAAGGCTCACGGTTGATTTCGGAGAAGTGGGAATACGCGATGGTGTCACAGACATAGAAGCCGCCGCGAAAGAGATTGTTCGCCTCATCAACCAAGCGGGTGCAAAAAACGGCAAGAGTAGCCAAAGACGACCTTCCGACCAATACCCC